ACACCGCCAGTATCAGCTTGAGGATGCGCCAAGCCACAGCGGATCTCCTTGTTGTCGGTATTACCCAGCGGTATTACAGTAGCACCCATGAAGAAGCAACGCGGTAAAGTCTTAGGCGGCATACGACAGAAACGCTGGCTGCTGATCGACTGCGCCGCGGACTCTCGCGTTTACTGCCGCCGCCCTGATTGTCCCGGGATCTGCTACGAGCAAGAGCGGCTGGCGCTGCCATCCAAAAGAGGAATTGAAACAACTTATGAAACGGCAAAAGTTCAAAAAAAACGGGGAACCAGTCAAGCCTAGAGTTCCCACTGCGGTCAGTCTTGCGAATTTGAAACCGGCGAAACCCGGCGAAGTGCGCAATCCAAGCGGCAACAACGGGTTTCGTCCGTACACCGATGCGATTGTCGCGCAGTCCGCGCAACGGCTTCCGGACCATCTGCGCATGGCTCTGAATCTGCGTTTTCGCCTGCAAATCTATCAAGTGTTGAAAGACTACGAAAAGGCGGAACTTAAAAGCTTGGACGACATTCCCGACCTGTATCCCGAGAAGTGCACCTGGGCGCAAGCGAACTCGGTGCGGCAACATCTCGCAGCAGTACTCGAGGGCGAGATTGGCGCGTCGGTAGAGCTGCGCGAGGCGGTGGAAGGCCGCGCGACGACGCGGGTAGAGTTCATCAGTCAAAACGATAAACTGGAAGAGCTGTTGACGGCCTTCCGTTTGGCGGCCGGCGCAGACGAAGCTGGCGTGATCGAGGAAACCACCACGATCGTAGCGGTATTACCCAGTAAGAACGGCGGCGGTAATACCGATGGTCAGTAATACCGCACGGTAATACCGATGCCTTTCAATTTCCGCAACCTTCCACTCAAGTATGGCAATCGCGTCCGACGCTTCGCTTTCCAAGAACTGGAGAAAGATCGCCGTATCAATATCCTTGATGGCTCGGTGCGCAGTGGCAAAACGTGGGCGTTGCATCCCAAGATTTTACACGCCAGTTCCGGTCTGAGTCGGGTGCGCGGCTGGCGCATCCTGTTCGGGCAAACTAAGGACACGGTGTATTCGAACGTGCTCAAGGATTTGTTCGACATCGTGGGCGACCGCTACTATTCCTATTCCCATCACACCGGACACTTGCGGATCTTCGACACGGAATGGCGAGTGCTCGGTGCGCGAGATGAAGGCAGCGAAAAGTTTCTACGCGGCGCAACCGTCGGCATCGCCATTGGCGACGAGTTGGTGCTCACGCCTGAAGGCTTTTTCAAGATGATGCTCACGCGCATGTCTCCACCTGGCGCGCGTCTCTATGCCACCACCAACCCTGACAATCCGATGCACTGGCTGAATACTGAGTACCTCACCAACGAGACGGTGCTGCGCGAAGACCTCTTCCATCTGCACATGACCATGGATGACAACCCGAATCTCGAGCCTGAATTTGTGGAAGCACAAAAACGTTTGTTCAAGGGCACGTTCTACAAGCGATTCATTTTGGGATTGTGGATTGCGGCCGAGGGCTCGATCTGGGGCGATGCGTGGGACGACAGCCAACTGTACTGCGACTTGGATTGCCGCGACGAGCGCGAACTGGATGGGACACCACACGTCCACAACTATGTGCCTATCACGCTCAAGAATGCCGGCGGATTCACGGACCACTGGTTCAGCAACGATTACGGCACCGATCACCGCCACGTCTATCACGAATACTGGGACGACGGCGACGCGGTGTGGATCGACCGCGAGTGGGTGTGGGATTCCAAGGAACGCCTGAGGCAGCTCACTGACGGACAATACGCCGAAAAGCTATTGGAGTTCATGGGCCCCAATCAGGGCGCGCAAGTCATCATTCCGCCCGAAGCTTTGTCATTCCGGCAAGAGTGCGTGAATCGCGGCATCTGGGTGACGGTAGCGAAGAACGAAGTGATCGAGGGAATCCAGACCGTTGCGGGAATGATGGCGGCGCGGAAGTTGCGCATCAATCGCAAATGCATACATACCCGCCGCGGGATTCAGACGTACGTTTGGGATCCCAACGCCACCAAGCGCGGCGTGGAACAGCCGCTGAAACAAAATGATGACGAAGCCGATTCGGTGCGGTACGGGATGCACACCAAGATTCAGAAGTGGCGCTATGCGGTGCCAACCAAAGTTGCCGCGTGATACCATCCACGGCGGAGGACCCCATGACAAAAAACGCAAAATCAGAACATCACAAGACGGCGGCCAAGCATCACCGCGAAGCTGCCGAATCCCACGAAGCCGCGGCCAAGGCGAGCGACGCAGGTCAGACCGCCGAAGCCGAACAACACGCCGCTGCTGCGGATACTTCCGCGACCGCAGCCGCCGATTCTGCGACCGCAGCCAAACAAGCTTGATTTTCGGATGAGATGCAGGGCGGGACTCATTCGGGAGGCGAGTGGGGAGTTTGGGATTCATGGCTGGGTCTAACTCCCCATTCGTACTGATGATCTGCTAGACTGCCACCAATTTACGTTTGCCTCGGGGATGTTCGCTCGTATTACCCGCAGAGCACCGAGCATCCCTGAGACAGTCCCTGTGCTATATTTCCCCCTCGATGACTCAAGTGCTCACCCCGAGCGGTCCATTCCTGCTGATCTTGTGGGACCCGGTCAAGCGTCAGTGCAATATCAGAGGCACTCTCGAAAACAAAGCCCTCGCATTTGAAATGCTGGACCGCGCCAAGCGCACGCTCGAAGAGCACTACGACGAGTTGGCCAAAGTGAACATGGTCCAGAAGCCGAAGGTGACACTCACCGATGGCAATTAAACACAAAGCTGCGAAGCCGAAACCAAAAGCCGCGCCACGGGCGAAAGCCGCTGACAAAGTAAACGGCAACGGCAAGCACGGTTTGGGCAGCTTCAACGTGGCTACCGCCTTCGATTACTTCTCCAACGTTCTTGCACGTACCGGCTACGGCACACCATCGCTCGCCGAATCTTCCAGCTACGAGATGGTGCGGCTGTCCAACAATTACTGGTTGATGCTCACCCTGTACCGCAATCACTGGTTGGCGCGACGCATCGTGGATCTGCCGGCCATCGACATGACGCGCGCCTGGCCGAAGCTGGTAGTGGATCGTTCGCCGGATGACATCGAGAAGTTCGATCGTACGGTGCACCGCACCGGAACCCGCGCGGCAATTCGCAAGGCGCTCAAGTGGGCGCGACTGTACGGCGGCGCTGGTGCGGTCATCTGCATCAAGGGCCACGAAGAATTTCTCGATGAGCCGCTGGATCTCGATGACGTCACGCCGGGAAGTTATCTCGGACTGATTCCCTTCGACCGTTGGGTGGGCATGTATCCGGTGGGGCAAATCAGCGAGACGTTCGACAAGCCGCAGGAATGGGGCTTGCCGGAATATTACGAAGTGCGCGGCACCGAAGGCGGTGGCATCGACTTCAAAATTCACAGCTCGCGCATCTTGCGGTTCACTGGCCCGGAAGTGCCCACGCCGGAATTCCAAGCACAGATTTACTGGGGCCTGTCGGTCATCGAGATTGTGTGGGAAGAGCTGCGCAAGCGTGACAATGCCAGTTGGGCGATCCTGAACTTGTTGTTCCGCGCTCAGATTATTTCGCAACAGAATCCGGAACTGGCCCAGGCACTCAGCGGCTTGGGCATGAGCCAGCAAGCCTTGATGTCGTTCCAGCGGCGCATGGAAGCGCAAAACGAGTTGCTGTCGAATCAGTCCATGCTGATTCTCGGCGAGAACTGTTCGATGACCGCGATGCAATACAGCTTCGGCGGAATCGGCGAAGTCTACGGACAGTTTCAGATGGATACCGCGGGGGCGGCCGAGATGCCAGTCACGCGGCTGTTTGGCCGCACCATCACTGGCCTCGGACAAACCAACGATGCGGACGAAAGATTGTACGAGGAAAAAATCGCCACCGATCAGAACGACCAGTTGCGGCCGCAGCTCGACAAACTTTATCCAGTCATTGCGGTCAGCGAATTCGGCGAAGTGCCGGATGACTTAGACCTACACTTCCCATCGGTGCGGGTGATGACCGAAGAGGACAAAGCCGATCTGGTGGACAAGGCCAGCGGTCCGATCCTCGCCGCGTACAACGCGGGCATCATCTGGAAAAAGACTTGCTTGAAGGAATTGAAGCAGCTCGGGGATACCAGCAACATTTTCACCAACATCACCGATGAAGAAGTTGACGAAGCCGAAGAGCAACCATTGTCGCTGGGCGCGGAACCGGGAGCGGAAGGTGAAGGCGGTGAAGAAGGCGAAGGCGAAGCCGGAACACGCAAGACGCCGCAGATGACGCGCTCGATCACCGCACAAAGCGGAGTGCGCAAGCCAGGTGTCAGTGCGCTGGCTCGCGGCGGGAAACAACAATTGCCGGGGAAACACAAAGGAGACGCGGCGCTCACCGACGATCATCCTTCGACCCTCAAGCAGTTGTATGAATTGCGACATGACTTGCGGCTCGAATGTTACGGGCTCGAGCCCGGCTCAGATGAGTGGGCGCGCTGCATGGGGGAAATCAACGGTGTGGAGCTGCGCATCGAGATGCTGCGGCAGAGTGATACCGGCACACGCAGTCCGTGGCCTCGGTTCCAAGTTTCGAACGACCAGCACCCCATCAAAAAACGGCTGAAGTGGCATGGGCTGGATGTTTCCATCGAGACGCCGGCAGGAGACACCCGCGCTGGCAAAGATCCAAGCGGCAAGCCGTGGACCGTGAAGATGAGTCACGACTACGGCTACATTCGTCACACGGAGGGTGTGGATGGCGACCATGTTGATGTGTTCGTTGGACCGGACCCGACAGCACGATTCGTCTACGTGGTGCGCACGCGCAAGGCACCGGATTTCGTGGAGTTCGATGAAGACAAATGCTTCCTCGATTTCAGCTCGCAACAAGAAGCCGTCGATGCGTTCCATGCGAATTACGACCGGCCGGAACATTTCGGAGAGTTGCGGGCGATTCCCGTTGTGGACTTCATCGACAAGGTGCTGGTCGACAAGAAAGGCGAGTTGCTGGACGCCAGCGGCCATTTGGTGGACGCCGGAGCACGCCGATGAAGTTCGCCTATCGCATCGCCGCCAGTGACGAAGAAACTTCACGCGACGGCATCCTGTCGCTGGCAGGCAAGATCGGGTTGCTGGCGCTGCTCTATCGTTTGTACGAATTCTCCGAACCCAAAAAAGAAACCGCCAGCGAGTGGATGAAGCGTAAAGGCATTCCAGAATTCGGGAAGTAGCCATGTATCTGTTGCGATTTGAGAATGGCGCGGAGATTGAGATCCCCGCGGAAGCTGGGAATCCTTCAGAGATCGTGCTGTACCACACCGGCTGCGAAATGTTGGTGTTCGCGTTTCGACTCGCGGATAAATTGCCCTCCGGCAACATGCTGTACCTTGAAGCGAAAAATTGTCTGACTCCCGGCCCTCACGACGAAATGGATTAAGTAGCCCATGTATCTGTTGCGATTTGAAAACGGCGCAGAGTGGGAAGTTCCGGGACTCAGTGGGCCGCCGGAAGAAGTGATTTACTATCACGACGGGCAAGCGGAAGTGGATTTTCAGTTTCGTCTCGTGGGCAACTGTTG